TAGCGTTCTTCAAGTTAACCAACATCAACTTGTAAACATCAATTCCAACGAAGCAAACCAAGTCAGTTTTTTCAGCAACGGCAGCAGGAATGTTTGCATACACCTGATCCAAGATGTCATCAACATTCGCAGCGGTGATTGAAGTGAAGGTAGTTGGAGCAGCGTTCGCCAATACTGGAGAAGATGCAGCAACGATTTTGGTGAATCCGTCAAAACGATTCAAGTTAGGGTTACCTGAAGCGGTGTCACCTTGCCACATTGCAACTTCCAAAGTTTGTGCAATAACGGCAGCCTTTTCAGCACCTACTTGCTCTTCAAAAGGAATCATTGTTGGTGAACCGGGCATGATTTGAGTTTGCATCCACTTGGCTTCCAATGTCTTTGGGCAAAGAGTTTCTTCAACTTTCACAGCACCAACGGTTATGTTTCTTTGAGTGAAGGCAGTTGTACCACTTGGGTTGTAACCACAACCGTCTGCTTGAAAGAAAACAGTTGAAGCAAGGATGTTCAAAGCGGCAGCAGATTTGATACCTACTTGAACTTGGTTTGAAGATTGCAACAAGGTTGCAGTTTTTGACCCAAAAAGGGCTTTAACCAACAAGTCAGTTGACTGTTCGTTGGTGTAATTAGCGAGAGATCCTACTGAGAATGCCATAGTTTTATTTGTTTATTGCGTTTTTGAATTTTTTAAGTGCTTCAAACTGATCATTCTTTTTGTTTGAAACGGGGGTTTTGATTGGGGTTTCGCTTGGCAAATCAGCAACCTTTTCAATAAGGTCAATTGCTTTGCTCATTGCTTCTTTATGCTGGGTGTTAGATGCAGACAAAGCCACAACCTTTGCAGACAATTCTGCGATTGCACTTTCCAACTTGCTTACAACATCATTGAAATGAGATACGGTTGCAAACTCTTCTTTGGCTTCAATCTCAATTTCAATTTCTGGTTCAACGATTTCAGTAACGATACCGTCAACAGTTGTGACTAACAAACCATTTTCTAGTTCGTGAGTTGCATCAGGTGCTTTGATGTCACCTTCAGCAGTTTGCACGAAGATGGCAGTACCTACCGCCAATTCCCCATCATAAGAAATGACAGTGCCATCAGTCAAGGTGGCAGTTGCCATCTCAACTTTGATTTCTTCTTCGGAGAATCCCAACATCGTGCGGATTTCCTTGAGTGTTTCTTTTGCGTTCATTTTGATATAAATTAGATTTTGTTTTTACTTGTTGCAATTTTACTTTCCATTCCACTTTGAAAGAATCTCTTTCATCTGCTCAATGAGTTGTTCTTCTTTGTCTTCGGGGAAATCAAAAACACCCTCTACCGAGAATCCTTTGAACTCACCGGATTTGACTTTTGCCCACACCTCATCGTTGTCAATGAGATAAGAGACAAACCAACTTCCATCGGCAACTTCTTCAAATCCCTTTGGTGGCATCACACCTCTTTCACGATCTATGATGTATGATTCAAACAAACTCACTCCATTCATTATGGGTGTTTTGTGGTGTGCGTTCACGGAGTTGTATTGGTTTGACCTTGCCCATTTCTTCGCAATCTTGAAGATGCTCTCCTTGTCAAAAACCACATAGTATTCACCACGAATGTCATCTCTGCGATAGATGGGTAAATCGGCAATCATCGCAGCACCAGTAACGATTCTTTTCTCCTCATCTTGTATGGCAAATTTACTCGCTGACAATTTGCGTTCTGTCCATCTCAACATCTCTTCACCACCCCACAACAAATACGAGATTGTCCCACAAGCGGTAGTATCATTTTCATCGTAGTACTCTTTCGCTCTTGATAGGTATGAATAGATTCGTTGAACTGTATCATCACTTATCGGTTCACCTTGAGCCAATTGCTGACCTCTCACCTTGCCGACTTGCGTTGCACACTTGTTGCCGTTCTCCTCGTTCAAGCGAATACCTCTTTCGGCATTGGCTTTCGCACCTTCAGGATAATCGGTGTAACTATCAAATTCACTAAATGCGAGAAAATCCTTTTGAATGGCTGCATTTTCAACGAGAGAAACAAAGTCAATGCCTGTTTCCTCATCAAATTCGTTGATGTCTAATTTGTAAACTGGTAGTTTCATCTTAATCAAATAGCGTTATTGTGTAACAGATACCTTTTTCAACGATGCAACCCGACCTTGTGTGCGTGAGATGTCTCCCTCGGTCACATAAACTCTCTGTTCAAATCCGCTTACTTGTGGCAATGTGGATGAGATTTGTGGTGCTGCCATTTGTGGCATTCCTCCTCCGCTTGATTGCATTCCAGTTGGTGCTGATGGCTGACCACCTTTGAGGATGTCTCTTGCTCTTTTGGCATTATTCAAAATGGTTGCTGCTAATCCAATGTATTTTGCAATACCAGCAAGACCACCCGTAGCCAAGTTGTCAGGTGACGCTGGTGAACTCGTTGTAGTCATAGCGTTTGAAATACTCATTGCCGTATTTGCGGCTATTGTCCCCAACGCCAATGCTTTACCCGCTGCTGTTTGTTCCCCTGCCAATGATCCAATTGCATTTGCCAAATCAATTGACGCTTTGAAAAGGTCTTGTTTAGATTGTTGTACGGCTTTTTCTGCGTTAATTCTTTTGTTTGCACTATCAAGAGCAATCGCAGTTACAACCTCACCCTCTTTCTTTTTGTTAGCAATGAATTCATCACTCGCCTTCTTGTCGGCTTCGGCTTGTTGCTTGTCAAAGTTTAATTTTGCGGTTGCTGTATCGTTTTGATATTTGGCTTTGATTAATCGTAGGGCTTCTTCGTTCCCTTCGGCTTCTTTCAATTGTTCCCAGTACGCATCACGCAACGCCAATCTCTCGTTTTCATATTTAATCTTGATCTCCTCTTGCTCGGTCTTGGCTTGTGCCAATCTCCTCTCCCTTTCGGATTCAACAAACCCTTGTTGGGCTTCAGCAATTTGGTCATTTTTTAATTTCTCCGCTGCCTTTGCTTCGTCTTCTTCTTTCTTTTTCTCGGCTTTCTTCTTGTCTCTTTCCGCTTGTCTGTCTTTTGCTGCTTGATCGTTTGCATCCTTTTGTGTTTTGGCTTGTTCTTTTTGAAAGTTCTGTTCCTCAATTGCTAAAACTGCCAATGCGTTTTTGGTATCGAGAATAATCTTGCCCCACTCTTTTTCCGTGTTCTTACCGTAGTTTGCACGAGCTTGTGCAAGGTCATTCTCTAACTTTTGTCGTTGCTTGTTAAACACACCAACTTCATCTCCTCTTGCTTTCAACAATGCAATCTCTCTGTCAAGTTGCTCATTGGCTTTGTCTGTTGTCTTATTCAACTTTGCCAATGCTCTGTCTTGTGCAGATGTGATGCCTACCCAATCCGTAAATTGTTGCACCAAACCACCGACAAACTTTGCCATTGATGAAAGACCGGGTATTAATGACATCACCGCTTTCTTGAGTGAATCAAAGTTGGTGATCACCAATGTCAACACAATACCAATTCCACCCAATGCAAGAGTTGAAATCCTGCCCAATGATTGGAACGCTTTGGTTACACCACCACGAATGTCTCCAGCAATAGCCATAAACTTTTGCTGAACTGCACCAAGTCCCTCAAGACCTTCAGCCAATGCCATTGCACCTTGAAGTTTGACCATTGTCTTTTCAAGTTCCTCCGACTGGTTGCCAAACAAAGCCATCGCCCCTTGTGCTGCTTGAAATCCACGAGCAACTCCAGAAACAACCGTATTGATTTTGGCGAAGTTATCAGGGTTCACCGCCTTAACACGATCATTAAAATCGTCCATCCTATCACGAGCCGCAGCAAGTGCCTTCTCAGCTCTTTGGGCTTCGGGTGAGAATTCGCCAAACTGCATCACGGCTTGTTGTGCTGCGACTGTCAGTTCTCGGATTTCTGCCTTCATTGATTTGAAGTCAGGTTTGTTGACGGTTAAGTCAATACTTGCGTTTAATGCCATTATTTTTCTGCTGTTATAAAGTAATCCACGCCATCAGTTTCAAAGATGTGTGAACCCCATTGTGAATTAATTGTGTGTGTATCCGCACCGTCAATCTTTGCCGTTCCAGTTGTATCAACGGTGATGGTATGTGCGGAAGTTAATTTTTTCACTACAAATTGTTTCCCGCTTAAACCAGTTGGATCAGGCAAGGTGATTGTCTTGCTTCCACTTGTGGTATCAACCAAAAACAATCTATCGTCTTTTGTTGCCGTTGTGTTTGCCGTTACCGTCTTGACTGAACCACCACTCAAAAAGGATGGATACATCTCGTAATTGCCAATATAGAGTGTGTTCGATTTGGTAGGTTGGAAATCATTTGAAACAACAACCACCGAACCATCAACCCCATCAGGATAGTGAATATCGGTTGAGCCAAATCCACTATTGTTGATTCCGTTTCCGCTAAAGTTTTCGCCAACAAAGATTCCACTTCCTTCGCTTGTTCCAACTCCAACTCCGCTGATGCCGGGTTTGATGGGGAATTTACCACCGGGATACACATCGCCATAGATGTCCGTGTGCGCACCTTGTGCAGTTCCAGCACCCATCTTTTTCACCGTAATTGTGGCGGGTGGGATGAATTGAGCCAACAAGAATTCACACAAGTAAACCCCTTCATCTGTTGGGTTGTAGTTTTCAACCTTGTTTAATCTCCAGTATTGCCCTTCAAAGAAATACAGATTCTTGAATTGTAGGTTGTACCAATCGGTTGGAGTGATGCGAAAATATGCTCTAACTATTTTGGAGTTCTTGTTGGTGATCTCTTGAATGAATCTGTAATAGTAAGTATTGACAAGGTTTGCATTGGTGTAATTGTACCCAGCACCGATACCAACCTCTCTCGGCATCCCAAACAAAAGGTCAATTGTCGGGTTGGAAAGTGAATCATAATGGATTGTCAAGGGAATTGATGTCTTGACTTTGGTTGCACTCAATGAAAAAGTTCCAGCAAAAGATGTAAGAAATCTTATACTTACACCACTAACCAATCCACCATAATACAACACCCTCAAATCACCATCCTCTTTGCCTACAACAGAGGATAACACAAGGTTTTTTTGTCCGATGTCGTAGTTCTTTATTTGCGTAGGTACAAAAGCAAGCTCAATTTTCTTCTCACTTTTGACAAAATCATTGTCCACCTGATAGGTTCTTTGTCCGTAGGTGGTTTGATAGTTCTCTTGGTAGGTAACATTGCCATCATCCTTGCCTTGCTTGTAACTGAACACATAAGGATTTGCATCAAGTTCACCCATTGGAACAATCTCCACGGGTTGTGAGTAATCCAATTTGTCCGTCCAATCTAATTGACTGCCGTTGTAGAACTCATCACGAGGAACACATCGCAGAATCTTGGGTTGGTCTTTGTCAGGTTCAATGTACAAGTTGAACATCTTGACAAATGACATCAGCATATCGCTCTGCTTTACCTCGGTATTGAAGAAGATTCCAAAATCAACGGTTTCCCCATACTGAAAGGTATAAGCGGTGATGTCATTCTCAACGGTTGAACCGACATTGAGAATCATTGTGAAATCCGAATTGGTCAATGTGTATTCATCAACCCAATCATATAGTTGAGTTAACTTAAAAGTGACAACATCACTACCAGAAAGAGCCACATTTGCAAAGGCAAACTCCAAAACTGGTGGCAAAAATGTTGGGAATACAGAGATATATTTAGTTGACCTCAAAACTCCGTTCACATACATACCGATATTGATGTCTATCTCGGCATCCAATACTGGACGGTATGAAGGATCAAGTGTCAAGGTCATCCCCAATCCTAAGAAGAAGGAATAAGTACCACCAACTGGGACAGTATAAGCACCCGTAGTTGGGTTGTAGTTTCCACCATTGTCAAAAGCACCACCGCTTGTATCGTTGTTGAATATCAGCGTAGTTCCCAAAGGCAATGATTGTGGTGTTGTCAAACGACTTGCCAAAAACAATCGGTTTGTCAATTGCGTAGATGATGCAATCAATCCGTTTGGTGGTGGCACAATCAACCTCTTGAATCGGTCAGTATTGAAGAAGGAATCGTTCGTGTATGAGTAACCAGCACCCGTGAAGATTTTGTCAATGATGGTCTTTGCGTAAAGACAAGGTGTGAGTTCGTTGTACTGCCAATATGCAATGTTTCTCACATGCCCTTTGTCAATCATTGAATACACATACCCATTACCATAAGCAAAAGCCTGTGAGCTTCCGTTCTTTATGATGCTTGTGTCCCACGAATTGAAGATGTTGCCTGAAGACAAGGAGTGATTGTACTCGCTGAAATCCAATGCATTTAGTTTTCGTTCTGCGATGGTTGTGAATAGATCAGCAGTTTGTCCGTGAATGCTACATTCGTAAACGATTGCCGTGCTATCTGTGACATTGATTTGAATCAACCGGATGAATCCCCTCAACTGCTCTATTTCATCCAACAGAACGACTGCTGATGCCTTTTTGTTTGGGTTGAAATCAGGTGCAAATTGTGTGGATGTTCTAACCGTGTGTTCAACCTCGAAGATGTGCGAGAATAGTTTGTTGTTTTGTGCCGTGCCGGGGATGGTGATTGTCTTTGTCCACTCCGATGATCGTGATTGTGGTTCACGGATGTCGGCAATTGCCTTGTTGATTGAGATGTCAAAGTCAGCAGACAAATCAACTGGGGTGTTGTTGACCAATAACCTGATCATATCCTTTGCGATTTGTCAGCGAATGAAAGAGTGATGTCCAATTCCAAGTTAAACATCCTATCTTGTACCGTCTTTTTCTGCTCGTAGTTGGCATTATCAATGTTGACCGCATACAAAGTGCCGTCATACATATACACCACCGGAGATTCAATCAGGTCTTTCAGCCAAACTGATTCCGTATCGTTTATCCAGTTGCTGAAAAGTTTGATTTTTTGGCTTGTCTCTGTGTGATAATTGGTGCGAGTTCTTGCCGATGTTTGATATCCGTAACTTGCACCGAGTGTGTATGGGTTTTGTTGGAATTGCTTCCGTGTGACTTCAAAGTTGTCTCGCCTAACCATATTAAAACGGAAGGATTCAAACCCTCCCAAACGGTTCATAAAGAAGATATCAGTTGTTTCGTACTTGCTGCACTCATCTTTTATGTTGAATCGGTATGTCTCGGATTTGGAAGTACCTCCAGCCTTCAACACCACATCAAAATAGGTTGCCGCACCGGGTATTGTCAATTGGCTTCCAACAGGAATCCTCACCACCTTTGAGGATGGCAAAGAGAATGTTTGTGTACTGGCATCGGAGTAAGTAATCAAAACGCTTGTAGCATCTCCCTTCAAACAATAGAGCCAATCCTTTTGCGTTCTGTGGATGGTTCGTGTTCTCACATTGGTCAAGAACTTTGCGGATGTGGATGTGGCAAGATATTGCCCTTCAGCATAAGTCACCAAATCAAATGGATTCAATGATGCGTTCCAAACCGTTCCAGTTGCTGAAGTCAAGTCAAGGTATTCGGTGATTGTTCCCGTTGCTGATGGTGAGTACTCATAACCAAATTCCACCTCGTAATCTGTGAATGAGTTTACGCATCCGCTTGGTGATGAATCCGTGAACTCCCAATTGTTGGTCACATAAGATTCCAAGATTCGCCCGATGTTAAACACCCCTTTGTTCGTACTTCCAAAATAGATTGGTGCTTTGAGTTTTGCCACGGTAGTTGATGCGACCTTGACATCTGCAATGAACTTGAAATTGTCCTTTGTGTAGATACCACCGCTTGATTCCGTGATCACGAAGTTCGTGTCATTAAACGCTGGGTGATAACTGTTGGGTTGTTGGGTGATTGATAGAGCCACGCTTAAAAATAGCGTTTAGGTTTATGCGTTCCAATTGATGATAATTAATAAAATTTGTTTTGTTACTTTGAATAATAGTTAGGTGGCGGAATTGGTAGACGCTACATAGATAGTCAACTACAACTGTAATAAACCCGCTGGCCACGGTTAATAAGAACAGCTCTGTCGTAGAGGTTGACATACAGGTTCGAATCCTGTCCTGACTACAACATCTCGTGCAGACAAGCCACAACATAGGCATTGAATCCCTTTGTCGCTGCCTGTTCTATTCGCTTCTGTCTCTCTTTGGTTTTCTGCTTATAGAATGCGATGGTGTTTAGAAACTCAATCAACGGCATTGTGAGAATCGCATCCCACTTTGTGCGGTCTCCTTTGACAATTCTGTCAACTAACTCCAACCAACCTAACGGGCTGACGTTATCTCCTTGTTCAACTTCTCCATCTCCTTGATCAAATAAGATTGGATAGTTTTCAATAACTCCGGATAAACTGCCGAAAAAAAAAGCGAATAAGAATAGGGAAGCGGAACAGCCATTGACAGAAACAAATCGCACTTGTCTTGGTAGTGTGCTTGTGCGTCTTTGATGGTCTTTGACTTTCCGAAGAAATCCACCTCGTATGCAAGTAAAGCCATTATCTTGTGAAGGCTTTCAATCGTATCTCCGTTGAACACTTGCTGGAGTTCAATGAAGTGGTGACCGCAAATCTCATTGGGTGTTTTTGCCAATCGGAAATATCTGCCTTTGTGCTTGAACATAAATTGTACCGGTCTATTTGGAAGCTCATTCAAGAACTCCAATTTTTTGAATTCTCTTGTAAGGTCATCAATCGGCATTGATTCAACCTTGTCCATTGACCAATGGTTAACGATGGCAAGGATGTTCATTGTCCGTTCAATGTTGGACATATCACGACAAGAGTGAATCTCTTGCAGTTGGTGGATGGTTATGTTGTTCCAGTTCATATCGTTTCAATTTGTAACGGTTTAAGCAAAAAAGAATGTTCCCGGTCTATTATGTTTTTTGCAATCGTTGGCAAGTGCAAGGGAGTTGACTGCGTCATCGTGAAGACCTGATGGTGCTGTATATCTAACCCCATTACGGGTGTATTCAAATTCAAAGTTTTCCAATTCCCCACCATAGGGATTTTCGGGAAATCTTATGTTGTTGCCTTGAATCTCCATCACCAAACTTTCAATCAGTTGTTGTTTGCTTTGGCTTGTGTACTTGAATCCAAATATCTTTGGCAACACCTTTTGCAAATCTTCCACGATTGGATCACCTAAACCCGTTGCGTCTATATAGGCTGGTGTTTTCCCAACAACTGAAATGATTTTGTTCTTGGTTTGTGTCCAATCGGCTTGGAATCTGTCCGTATAACACACACGATTCTCGTTATCCAATCCCGTTATGACTGTCCAATCCGTATATTTTGCAAGGTCAATGCCAAATGCTACTGGTGCTTTGTTGCTTATTGGTGCTATGCATCGGTGGATTGCATCAATTCCGAATGGGTTTGTCTTGTCATCGGCTGGTTCTGCCAAATACAACTCGTTGAAAACGTGAAGTGGGAGATCTCGTTTGGCTTGTTCAACCTCCTCAAGTTTGAGAATCCCTTCCTTGACCGCATCATATGCAGTAATCTTGAAATACTTATAGTCACTCTCCCCGCTTCTCGCCCGTTCGCCCAACTTGTAGAACCAATTCTTCTTTCCCTTCACGTTCCCAATCAGTTTGCACTTGCCTTGTGTGGCAGTTAGAGTTGAACGCATCGCATACCAACTCTCCTCTCTCATCCTTGATGCCTCATCTATCACCGCAGCGTAGACATCATCACCATACAAGTTGTCAGGCTTCTCACCTGATTTGAATTCTATCCTTGCACCCGTTGGAAGAGTGAGCAAAAGTTTGGTTTCATTACTGATGAAGAAGTTCTTGTCGGTCACTTGTGACTTCATCCTTCGGAATGCAATTTCCGCTTGTTGGTATACTGGTGCAACCCACCAAACCGATTGATTGTCCTTGCACTTCAACGCTTGTTCAAATAACCATATGATATGACTTGCCGTCTTGCCCGTCTTTGTAGACGCAGCAGTAATGGTAAAACGAGCATCACAATCAAGGATGTCTTTTTGGTAACTCGTGACATATGGTCTTTGATAGGTTATTTGCATAAACTTTGGTAAACACTTAATCGTGTCAGGTTGTGCAGTTCAAGGTTGTGGTATGTCTCACAATAGATGCGATTTGATTCGCCCATTGACCGTCTTACAGAATGACCAGCATCAATCAGTTTCTCAATGGATGCCTTCCAGTTGTTTTGGGTTGCGAAAATCACACCATCGTTTCCAGTATGGTATAAGTATGGGTAAACTGCTGAACAGATAATGGGGATAGAATAGGCTGCGGCTTCCACAATCTTCAATTCACTCTTGCAGTTGTTGAAGTGGTTGTCCTGAAGGGGTGCAAGTACGAAATCAAAATGCTTGTATACCTCACCGTATTCAAATACCGAAGTGCCTTGCACGATGTTGGCTTTGGGAATCAGTTTGACAATGTTGTTCCAATGATCACTTGGAGTATATCCGCAAATGTAGAAATCCACATCCATTGAATTGATGTCATCGGCAATGAGCTTCAAATCCTCCTCGTGTGTAATTCCACCAACCCATCCTATTTTCACTCTCTCGTTCTTCTCCTTTGGTTGCTTCCATTGGTTGTGAGATGTATCCAGGCAGTTTGGCACAATGTAGACATTCTCATTGATTGTCCTCACCTCATTGGCAAGTTTTTGCGTGGTGCAGAATACCGCATCCGCATAGTTGATGGCATCCTTGATGGAGTTCTTTATCCCTTTGCGATATGCCCAGTATGCTGGATTGTATTTTGGAAGTACCCAATAATCATCCACATCAATCACATAAGGCTTCCCGGCATCGGTGATGCGTTTCAAGACATCGTACTGGTTCTTTCCAAGCCATCGTGAGAAAACAATCACATCGTAAGGTGCAAGGTCAACCGTCATCCATTCGGCTTGTGATTGGCAAACATCAACCTCCGCTTCTCCGTTTATTTGCATTCTCAAATGTGGTGCGTAGATGCGATGGTAAACCACACCATTGATTCCGTCTGTTAGTATTAAAAGTTTCATAGGGTATTAAGTAAAAAGTTAAAGCCTTGATTCGTTACATAATCAAAGCCATTGTTTACGGGAATTACATTTGGTGAGTGAACGCATACCTCAAGCAATCGTTTTACCTTCATTTGCTCTGCGATTGCGTAGGTGCTTGACTGATTCCCAATGAACGCCTTGCAACTGCCGACAATCGTTGCCAACATCAAAGCATCCTCACATTTCAATAGTTCACAATCCAACTTCCATCTCTCGGTGAATGCGATGTACTCCGATTCGTATCCAAAGAAAATGCACTTGTGTTCCTTGAGTGGGAAATAGTTGATGTCGTGATTCCGATAACGAGCAGAGAAGTTTAAGAGAATCTTATCCGCAAAGTATGGGATAGGTTCATTCGCTTCAATGCAAGGTTCGTGAAGGTCGGTGATCAATTCAGGATAGACAAGAAAGTGATTCCGTCTCAAATCACCAGCAGCGAGATTCAATCCGTGATGTCTAAACTTATCAAAGTCATAACCCATATCAATATGCGAGTGCATCTCAACCCTTCTTATGTACGACTGATGCTCAAGCAATGGTTTGATGTATTCGTATGAGTTTAAGTTCATACAATACCCTCCGCTTGGATGACCGGAAACAGTATTCTGCTCACGGAATCCGATGTGGAAATCTACCGCACCGTGTAACTCTGCAACTCGTTTTGTTGCGGTGAGTGAATAGATCAAATCACCAAGATGACCGGATTGAATTACTCTCATAGTTCTTGCAGTATTTGTTTGACCTCCAAATAGAACATCAACTCATTGCGATTCTCCCAAGTTTTATGAGACAACGCCTCAATGATTTGGTCAACTGCAACCAATGAGCAATCCTTCACCGTCAACGAGTTGTTGAACGATTCTTTGATTTCTTGTGCTTTGTCTTGTGATGTCATTCGTACGGCAGTAAGGGGATGGGCATCCAGTACAACATCTCCACAAAGTTCCCTGTGAATTCATCAATCCAATAACCCTCAATGTAACGGGCAAGGTG